TCAGGTGTCCGACAGGCGCTTCTTTTCGCTGGGCTTTTCAGGCGCGGCCTCGTCGATTGTGCCGTATGCGTGCCGCAGCTTCCGGCGCAGGTCGGCCCGGGAAGTGTGGGCATAGCGCATCGTCGACTGGATGCTCTCGTGCCCAAGGAGCTCCTTCACGGCGGCCAGGTCTCCAGTGTGGCGGAGGAAGGTGGTAGCCGCGTGGTGCCGCGCATCGTGCGCCGGCCGGGCCCCTGACAGACCGGCCTCGTCCAGGGCGCGATCCGACGCCGACTGGAAGCCGCGGGGCGCGATCGGGCGCAGGGAGCCGTTCTTCATCTCCCGGAACCAGACAGTGTCCACCTCCGCAGCCCGGGCCCTTCCCAAGCGCGCGCGCATGAGCGCAGCGTCCTCGTCGATAAGCGTGACGACGTGCGGCTCGCCGTTCTTCCGGTCCCTCAGGTGCACGTCCATGACGTCGCCGTGGTCGTGGATGGCGTCGAGCGGGAAGAAGGCCTCCCTGAGCCTCACGCCATAGCGGAGCATGAAGTCCAGCACCGGGCGATGCCAGACCGGCAGGCCGGCCCTCCATGCGGCGATCTGGTCGGGGTTGAAAGGATGGTGCCGGCCCTTGGCTTCGGGAAGTCGCAGCTTCCTCCAGGGGATCGCCTTCACCTCGGCCTCGAGGTTCTCCGCTGCATATCGGAGGATCGGCCGGAGCGTGCTGTCGATCATGTCCCGGTTGACCGTCGCGTTGGACGGCACGGCGCCGGTGTCCTTGCGGTTCTTGCCGCGGCGGATGGGCTCCACCCGGCGATCGTTCAGAGCCTGGGTGATCATCCGGGCACCGATCTCTCTGACGAGCGTCGTGCCGGGCACGTGGCGCAGCATGATCTTGATCCGGTCGGCGGTGTCCTGCGCCGACTTGGATCCGACTCGCACGTCTCGGAACCAGATGTCGGCAGCGTCGGCTAGCGTGAGCCTCTGCTGTAGACCTCCCATGAGCGCCCGCCGGTGCTCACGCTTCTCGATGACGAGCGCATCTTCCTTGAGCCGCGCGCTGGTCGAGCCGCGGAATCGTTCGCCGCGGACGGTGAAGTCGTACCACCAGATTTCGCCGCGCTTGAAGACGGACACGTCAGTGCCTCCAGATAAGCCGTCAGATCGTCCCGACGGACGCGCCACCGCCGCCCGATCTTGCCGGCGCGCAGGGCCCCGCTGCCGATGATCTCGCGCAGGGCATGCTCGCCGACCTGCAGTTCGGCCATCACTTGGCCGAAGGTCAACACCGCGTTGTCGTTCGCGGCTTTCATCTCCAGATCCCGCGCCGCGCGCCACGGGCCTCCGCTTCCTCGTCACGGTACTCCCGGCCATAGGTCGGGTCTGCGATCACCAGCCCCTCGCGCACCATCTGACCGCCCAGGTCGCGGCCGTCGACCGAGCACCGGATCACCAGCCTGTCGTAGCGGTCGACGTCCATGATCTCGCAGCGCGCGCCGTGGGGCGTCAGGGTTCGGGCCCGCGTCTCCGCCGGCTGGGCATGGCGGCGGTTCTCCGGGAGGCAGGCCCAGATCGTCGGTTGGTTGCGGCACCGGGTGAACGGCGCGGCCTCTGCGGCGTCCACGCCGTGCAGACGGAAGCGTCGGCCTTCGCAGCGTCCGCTGTCGCCGTCGCTCCAGGTCATAACCGTGCAGATCAGGAAGGTGCCGATCATCGCGACACCCTATCAGCGGCCGGCGCGGAGAAGGAGACGGGGGCGGTCATGCTGCGAGCCTTTGGGAGGAGATGGCGGACATGAGTTGGCGGCCGAGGTGTTCCGTGTAGGCCGGCGGGATGGCCTCGCTCATCCCGTTCAGAGTCGCCCAGTCCATACCCATGGCTTCGGACGCCGCGCCGGCATGTCCGCCCTCCCACACGTCGCGCGTGCCCCGGCCGCCGTGCTTGGCGGACCGCTTTCGGGCGTGACCGCCATAGACGCCGATGGTCGGCAGATCGGAATGCGCGCACGGGCCGGGCGGCGAGATCGGGAGGTTCGCCATGAACAGCCGGTGACGGCGCAGCTCGCAGCCCTGCGCCCCGAGCGCGAACATGGTCCCGCAGAGCGTGATGGCCCCCGGCATCCACGGTTCAGCCCCTTCGACGTTCTCGATGATCCATGGCAGACCTGTGGCCTCCAGAAGGGCCAGCGTGGCCGGGATCAGGTTCGGATGCTCCTTCTTGCCCGGCGCCCGCATCCGGGTCAGCCCCTGGCAGATCGGGGAGGCGTGGACGGCGTCGAAGTTGGCGGCGATCCATTCCGGGGCGAGGGCCAGAGCGTCGGCCTGCATGAAGGCGAACGGGTAGCGGGGGCGGGCCACGATGTCGACGCCCGTCACGTCCCAGCCGGCGCGGTCGTAACCGACACCCGCGCCACCCTCGCAGCAGAACAGGTCTAGCAGACGCGGACGGCGGCCCTCGGTATCACCCTGGCCCCCGGCCGGTGTGGAGCCTGTCAGGGCGGAATGAACCCCCTTCATCCCTTGTCTCCAGCGGAGAAGCCGTAGCCCTGCAGAATGAGCGGGATGACGTTTCCGTCGCCATCGCCCGGATGCAGGTCATCGGCCAGCAGGACGAGCTCCCGAAGCCAGTCCCTCGGCACCATGACCATGTCCTCGGGAAGGGCGGGGGCGGGTCCGATGACGCCGAGGGCTTGGACCATATGCTGCCCTGCCGCACGGAATGCCTCGGCCTCGCTGGCACCCGCGAGGAAAATCCAGACATCCGTTTCAGGGTCGCCCGCGCGCCAAGCCACCGCTTCCCCCGGACTGCGGAGAGCATCGGCCATCTGTTCCAGAAGGTCGCGGAGGTTGCTTCCCTCGTGCATCCGTTCGGCGTGCGCGCGGGCGCAGGCGATCAGTTCAGGCACGCTCATGTCGTCGCGGCACAGACCATCACCAGCGGGGGCTTTATCGGTCTGGGTCATGCTCCCGGCTCCTTCTGGTTGTCAGCCGCGCGCGTGCAAGTTATGCACAGCATCTGGTCGTTCTGGACACTGCACGATCCGTCGAAGATGCTTTTGCCGACGACATATCCGCCGCGAACGGCGTCCTCTGCAAAGTCGAAGATCGACCATCCCGAAGGGAGATTGCGGGCAGGGTCTAGCCTGACCTCGAACTGCGAGCCGCAGTTATCGCACTCGATCTTGGCTTTGATTGCCTCGACGCTCATGCTCCCGGCTCCTGCTTTGCATGGGCGGCGAGGGCTTGGCGGGCGCGCTGACCATGATCCCGCGACAGGCGGATCGTAGGTTCAGGAGCATCGCGCGGGCCGATGGCCGGAACCGTCCATTCGTTCGCGTAGAACTCGACAGCCTTCCGCAGATCAGCGGCCTCGGCTTCGGCGCGTTCTGCCCGCCTGTTCGCGGCTTCCAGTGCATCGGCGGCGGACTGGCGGCGGTTCTCTAGCGCGGCCTGAATGATGTCGCAGCGGGCGTTAAGCGAAGCGTGGTTCCAGCCGTAGATTTTTGCCCACTGCTGGCCGTCCACATACATGCGGCGGTCGTTATCGTTGCTGCTGTCATTCACCCACGTCACTCGATAGGCCACCGTCTCCAGCCCATCCACAGGCAAGGGGGAGGGAGACGAGGACTGCTGGGCTGACGGCTGTTCTCTGGCAATGCGGGCTTGGTCAGCACCGATCAGGCTGGCGAGCAGATCAGTCGTTCCGGCCTCCGACTGCTGGGGCCGCATTTCGTCGTCGGTCATGGCGTTGAAGTCGTGCAGGCGCTGTCGGTATTCCCCCGCCTCCGACTGCTGGGCGGCGGGCTGGGCGAGGCGGCGCGCAATGTCGGCCACGGTGTCCCCGTTGAGCCGTAGCAATGCCTCGAAGGCGTCGGAGGCGTCGCCCTCGTTCTGGACGTGCGTCAGCCACTCGGCCAGCAAGTTCAGGGCGTCGGCGGCTTCCGTCACAGGCCGATGCCGCAGCACGGGGGAGGTTGGGGCGGTCATCAATCAAACTCCGATCTGATCTTCTCTCCCGCCGCGTTCCAAGCGATGGTGTCGCCGTTGTGCTCCAGCAAAGTCGTGATTTCTTCGGGCTTGCATCCGAACACCTCGGGCATAGGCTCGGCACGAAACTCGCGCACGTCGCATCCCGCGATGCTCTTACGAATGCCGAAGCACTGGTTTGCGTAAGTGTAGAACTCTTCCTCTACTGTCTCGCGTGTGAACGCGCCCCAGAAAAGGGCTTGGCCGAAGCCGTAGTTGATGCGTGCAAAGTTCGTCAGCACCAGCGAGGGAGTGGTCGTATCAGTCATGGGGTTTGATCCCTTGATCGTCGCGAGCGGTTCGACAGGAATCGCAGATGCGAATGTGCCGCCCCCACCATGCGAGCGGACGCTTTTCGTAGCAGTCGTCGCACCGCAGCAAGGATTGCTGGGCTAACGTCAGGCCGGTCGGCTCGGCGTCCGTCGGCATGAGGTCTTCACTCGCCATTGGAAGTGTCCTTGGGTTGGAGGGCTTGGCGGATGAACTCGACGTGCGATTGATCTGCGCCGGGAAACGAGCGGATTGTCAGGTCCGCCTGCACGAGTGCCTCCCGCATCCCCTCTGCCTCACGGGCTAGGTCGCGAACGGCGTAGTCTGGGACAAGCGTCGTTACCGGACGGGACATCCAATCGAACCTGTCAGGGTTGAGGCCGCACTGGAGAGTTGGCCGAAACAGGTTCGTGAAGGTGATGTTGCCGTCGTCACCGACCGACTGAACGATCACTATGTCGCCCTTGGTCAAAACGCCGGGATTGTGAAAAGAGCGCCGCGCGCGAAGCACGTCTCCGGCCCGAACGCCGAAGACCGTGCGGATCGAAAGCGCCCGCCCCCTCTCCAGCCCGTCCAGATCAACGGATGGTTTGCCCTCGGTCATGCTGTGTCCTTTGTGCGGAGGGCCTTCAAAACCGCGATGCAGAGAGCGAGGGGGAGCGTGGCAGCCCCGGCATCGACGAGGCCCACCGCCGCCGTCGCGCCAGCCTTGCCATTCCGGCTGTTCCAAACGCAGATTTTCGGATCGTCCAGCACCAGCTCTGCCAAGGCCAGAGCAGCGTCTAGGGAGCGGCTTACCGGGGCAGGGAACGTCCAGAAGCCGTCCGTCTTGCGCCAGTTAACGGCGTCACAAACCGCTGCATCCAGCTCCCGCGATCCCTCTCCCGCTTCTTGTAGGGCTTGGATAAGGTCAGTCATTGCCGACTTCCTCCCGCTTGCGAGGGAGGTCGCGGGGCTGAACATGACTGACCCGCATTGGCTGGCCGTCGCGGAAGACCCAATACATGACCGGGTGTGCGCGAACGGTTTCGATCCGCGCATCGTCGAAGTCCTCGCCGAACACCTCGATTTCGTTTGCGTCGAGTTGAGCCTGAACCTTGCGCCGTGCCTCTTCGGCGGTTTCGGCTGTGACCGTCTCGCGCACCGTCGCGGTGATGCTGACTAATACGTCCCACTCACCAGCATGGTCGTCGCGCTCAAAGGCGCTCAGGTCGATTTCCCCACTCATTGTCCGCGAGCCTTTTGAAGAGCGGTGACAGCCCTGCGGATATCCCCCAGCGTCAGCGAGTAATCGGTCGTGCGCCCGAATCTGACGGTGACGGGCGTTTCGTCCGGGAAGTCCTCAGACCCCTCACTGGCCAGATCAGCGAACGGCTGAGCGGCTTCGGCCAGATCAGGAGCGGCGGCGATCAGGCGGGCGTTGGCTTCAGCCTCGAAGCGGCCGGGCGTTCCCTCCCACACGGGAACGGTCGTGACTTTCGCGCGCCACTTCGGCCGGTTGGAGGGATAGACCGCGACGCCTGTCTTCAGGAGGTGAACCTCCCAAGGCCCCTTCGTCCAATCTTCGTTCTTCATTGGTCAGATCCTCGGAAAAGGTCGGGCTGTTCGGTGTGGAGGGTGTCGAGCCAGGCGAACTGCGGAGCCATCTCGCGCTCCCGCCCGGCCCAGCGTTCGCGGGCGTGGATGATGGCGGCGGTCAGGGCTGCGTCACGGTCCGGGTAGTGCCGGTCGGCGCTGGGCCCGCCGGGAGAGAAGCCCAGCGGCCCGCCGGCTCCCCAGCAATCTCCGCCCCGCTGTTGGTGGCCGAGGGCGAAGAACCAACGCCCTTCGCGCTCACCCAAGCGGATGCTGGCAATGCAACCGCCCTTGTCCCGGCACTCCAGGTATTCGGACTGTTCGACATCGACGAAGGTCACGGCAGGGCCCTCGCGCCGGCCACGATCCGCTCACCCGCTTCTGTGTCGCCGCTGACCGCGTACAGCCGCTCGGCAAGGTCCAGCGGGTCGCGGCCCTTGGACTGCCACCACGCGCGCTCGTTCATGCCGTGCTGGGCCTCGTGACAGGTCCGGTGCAGGGGAACTGTCCAGGAATCGTCAGGCTTCACCGCCATGCCCGTTGAGGCCTTCCCCCGCGACAGGTCGGCATAGCGGACGTGGGCCGCGTCACAGGGCGTCCGGAGGCAACCACAGGCGCACGGAAGGCGGCGGATGAAGGCCAGGTGCCCGTTGTCGCGCACGCGCCCCCGGCTGGCCTTCTCGCTCTTCGGGCGGCCGGCCTTGGCCTGCTTCCGGGCATCCCTCTTGAAGCCGTCGACCTCGGCGATCTTCTGGCGCTGGGTGGCGTCGAACCGGAGCATCAGTCGGTCCGATCGCCCGGGAAGTCGTCGTCGGCCTTCGCTGCTGCCGCCTTCAGTTCTGCGTCCAGCGTCGGTTTCGCCGCGGCCTTCTGGTCACGCGTCAGTCCGTCCCACCACGCGGTGAGTGCGGCCCCGCCCTGCTTCGCGGCTTCACGGCCCGCGGTCAGGATCGTCAGTAGGTCTTCGCTCTCGACCGGGTCGGGCTTCTCCGGGGGCAGCGATTTCACCGTGTAGGGCTTGCGGCTCGCCCTAGTGGCCGTCAGAGCCATGGTGATGTCGCGGTCGATGTCGGACAGGTGCGAGATGCGGATGCCGCCGACGGCGTCGCCGCCGAACTTCACGCTATCGTCGCGGTAGAGCCGCATCCGGCGCCCGGCGTACTTGGACCCGTCGCCGCCCCAGCAGTGCACCATGACCCGGCGCATCGACTTGCAGGGCTTGTACGGCTTGCCGCTGTCGCCTTCGTAGTGGACTGCCACCGGCTGGTCGGCCTCGCCGCAGAGCGCGACCTTCGACACGGTGATGGTCAGCGTCCGGCCGATCAGATCGTCGGCGTTCAGCTGGTCGCTCTTCGGAGCGATCGTCTTCGTCAGGTCGGTCAAAGGGTGATCTCCTGTTCCACCCGACGCTCGGTCGGGATCAGCCTCGCGTCCGACCGCAGGACCGCGGCGAATTCGATCAGCTTGGTGTCGATGCGGTCGTGGAAGGCCGACGCGGCTTCGATGATGGCGGTCTGGATTTCGCGGTCGGGGAAGACGCGGACAGTCGCCATCGGCAGCCCAGCCGAGTAGCTGATGAAGTCCAGCCACTTCCGTTTCGAGACCAGCAGGCCGGTCTGGATCTGGAGCATGAATTCGGCAGGCGCCGTCTTCTTCGTCACGCATTCCAGGATCGTCTCGACGTGGAACTTGTGCCGCCGGGACTTCACCTCGATCAGGCCTTCGTCGCCGACTAGCCCGTCCGGGGAATAGCCGAGGGTGAAGCCCCACTCGTCGTTGGTGATGAAGCCGCAGTCCTCGACCTGCGCGTAGTGCTGGGCATACGCGGCCTTGGCGTCGATCTCGTCCTCATAGCCCCGCAGCATGTCGTCGCCGATGAAGCCCGGCTCCACGAAGCCGACGATCCGCTGGGCCAGAAGGTTGTAAAGGTGGGCCCGCTCCTTCTCGTTCGCGGCCACCTTCAGCGTCGGCGTCAGGATCAGCTTCATCTCGCTGGCCGTCAGGACGCCGCACCGCATGGCGAACCATTCGGCGCTGCCCTGGGCGACGTTCGGATGGTGCACGACCCCGTTGGGACCGGGCGCGCGGACGTCGTTGGCCGGCTTGGGTAGCGGGCGGGCGGTCACGCGTGCACCGGCATCGGCGGGATGGCGAACGGCGATGGGAAGTCGATGACCGTGCCGGCCTCGACGGTCCCTTCGTGGTGGTCGATGCGATAGGAGCGGGCCTCACCGGCCAGCATCATCGACCTGGCACGGCGATAGGCCTTGGTGGTCGCCTCGCATGCGTCCCATGCGGCGTGGCGTTCGGACTGCAGATGGCCGTCGCGGTCGGTCCAGCGCAGGCGCGCGGTGTGCTTCACGAGTCCTTGGGCGCAGATCACGGGCGGCCTCCGGTCAGGAAGTGGGAGAAGAACATCTCGGTCAGCGCGAGCGCGGCGATCAGGGCTCCGGCGACGGATGCGAGTGCGCGGGTGCGGCGGCTCATGCGCTGGCCCTCCCGATCATCCCGGCCAGACGGTCGGAGGCATCGCCAGACGCCCGCTCCGCCGCCCTCTTGGCCGCGATCGCGCTGTCCGCGTCGTCGTGTTCGGAAAGGGTGGTGAAGCTGTCGTCGGCGTCGATCAGGGCGAGGCGGTAGAGGCTGGTCAGGCCGGGGCAGATGCGGAGCTCAAGGCCGGTCATTGCGACGGCCCTCCGACGTTGTCCTTCGCCCACTCGGCCGCGAAGGCGAGCGCCTGACGGACCTCCCCCTTGCCCTCCGGATGAGCGCCGACCGCGATCCCGTCGATGCTGTCACAGTGGCCGTCGATCCAAGCGACGACCGCGAACCGTGCGTTGGTGCCGCCGAAGACATGGTCGGCGTAGGCGCAAGCCTCGCCCACCATGTCGGCGAACGTCTCGGCCTTCTGTTCGGCCGTCAGGTTTTCACCGTCGGGAATGAGGAAGGGGCTCATGCTCACGCCGCCCTCGCCACTTCCACCGCATCGTTCGCGGCGGCAGGTTGAGGGGGAAGGCCACGGTCCAGCGTGAAGGCCGAGACGACCTTCGAATCCCAGTAGTCGCCCATCCAGCTCTCGACGACGGCCCGGCCCCAGAAGGCGTGGACCATCTTCGCGGTGCCGTGGCGCTTCGGATCGAAGCGGGCGATCTGGCCCAGCCACTGCCCGCCCGGCTCGGTCAGGACGGCCACGTGGACGCCGTCGCCCCAGACGAAGAACATGACGTCCCCCGGCTCGGCACGGCTGGGCTTCACCTCACGGAAGCCGTAGCTGCCCAGCACCGCACGGGCGTTGGCCTCGGTCACGGCGCCGTAACCCACGGTCCGACGTTCGAAGTCCAGGGCGGTGTCGCACCCGGCGCGTTCAGCACAGGCCCGGATCAGCGACCACGCATCGTGGCCACCCGCCCGCCCGGCGTGGACGTACGAGGTGCCGATCAGGTCCAGCGCGGCTTCCAGAAACAGCGCCCGCGGCGAGCCCGCTTCCGGAGCCTCCCAGCGGCCCGCATGGGCCCGCGCCTCGACCAGCGCCCGGCTGCCCCGTTTCGCCTGAACCGCGTCATCGACGGACTGCAGAACCTGCATCATCGGGCCGGAGATCGGCGTCAGCCCGGCGCTCGGTTGGGGGTGGTGGATCGACATGGCGTCCCTCTCGGTTGGTGAGTGCATAATGCACCATGCATCACCGCATGCAAGTGCAAAATGCATCACTCAACCCGATAGGCTCGTCCGCAGGGAATGGAGGGCGCGATGATCCGGACGGTTGTGGTGTGCGCGGCTATGGCACTGGCCGGGTGCGGAGGCGCGAGCGAGCCGGAAGAGACCTATCAACTCGTACAGGCTCTGGGGAATGCGGAGCACGTGGCCGGGCGCGGACTGACGAAGACCGAGTGTGAATCGCGGAAAGTCGACCTCAAAGCGACCGCGACGGCGCTGGGGACTTACAACGAGGCCACGGGGCACGGATCCATCACCTGCCTGCCGGAAAGCCTATGAGCTTCTGGAAGCGTTTGCTCGGGCTTGAGCCCAGCGATCCACCCCGCGCCGCCCAAACGCAGGCCGCATCGCTGAGCATGATCGCTTGGCGGGATGGCTCTTTTCCGATGCAGGTCGTCGGCGAGTCTTACTGCCAGGATGCCCTGATTGCCATTTGCGGCCGCCACACTCGTTACGGCTACGAGGGCGAGCACGTCGCTTCGCTTCGAAGGGATACGCGCAATACGCACGACCCGGACGCAGTAGAGGTGGTCATCGACGGGCGACGCGTGGGCTATCTTGAGCGAGAGCAGGCGCGACGCGTGAGCTCGCAACTTAACGATGCCAACCTATCGGCGGTCCGATGCAAGGCCCGTATCCGGGGAGGCTGGCGGACTAACCAGCATGACGAGGGACACTATGGCGTGGCCCTCAGTGTGCCGAACATGGGCTGGATCGACTTCGGAATCGGAGCATCGCCTCCTCCGCCCGAGCCGCGAAAGCCTCCTGTGCGCAGGCCCATGCCGACTCCGGCGGAACATGGGCCGCTCTCGGGTGAGCGTATCCACCTCTGGGGCGAACATCCTCCCGGCGTAGTCGCGAGCGAGCTGGCCTCCCTTGGCGCGAAGCTGATGTCAGGGATCGGGAAAAGCACCACCATGTTGGTGATCGTCGAATCGGAGCCCTGGTCGTTCGGTCTTCGCAGATCGGCTACGATGGTAAAGGCGCGTGATCTCGCGGAAGGCGGACAGAAAATTCGTATCCTGTCTCTGGCTGCGCTGCGGGCTGAGTTGAGCGTCGAACCCAGAGGTAGTTCCCATGAATGAGGAGGACGAGGTCCCCATTTGCCAGTCGATCTTGTTTGCTGGCTCGGACCCTTCCGACAAGACCGTCAGCGTCCAGTTTTCCGTCGGCGGCGACCTCGCAATGAACGTCCACTTCAGCTTGGGCGTCATCGGCCCCCTCATGGCAGTACTCGCTGCTGAGTCGCGCAAACTTCTAGATCCGATGACCGAAGAGGATCGCAACGTCAGCGCAACGCTTCGGGCCAAAGCGGTATGGCTGGCGCAGGACGCTGACGGCGACCCTATGATGGTGTTCGAACTTCAGAACGGCACCCGCCTGCCTCTGGTGGCGAAGAGTGGCGACCTTGCCGGGCTGGCACGGGAGATGGGTTTGCTCGGGGCTCCCACTGAGGGGCGGCAATGAGGCTCAGAACAGTGTGATCTTCGCCAGCAGCAAGCCGGTAACCTGCACCTCAATGTCCCCGCCGTCCTCGTGATCGAGGCGTACGGGCTCTGACCAGCGCGGGTTCGTCGAGCGAGGCCACAGCACCAGGCCGTCGGCCGTAACCTCGACCTCCTTCAGCGTGATCTCCCGAAGACCCCCAGCCCGCGTGCGCACGACCTCAACGATCATCCCGGTGTTCAGGTTCACCCCGGCACCGGTCAGGTCCACGATATGCACGAAGTCGCCGGGGAAGATGTTCCGGGCGTTCATGCTGTCGCCTTGGACCTCGCGCAGCCACTGATCAGCGTGCGGGTAGCGGCGGTCACGGGCGGCCGGCCTGATCTCCGGCTCGTCCTGATTGCTGTCGTCGATGGCCAACCAGGCCCCGGCCTGAATCGACCCCAGCACAGGCAGTCCCGTGATCTCTGGGTCAACGGCAACCGGTTCGGCTGAGCCGCGGCCGTAGAGGATCCATTCAGGGGCGACCCGAAAGAACCGGCCGTAGCGGGCCACGCGCGCGGGCGGCATGCCCCGTCCACCGTTCTCATGCTGGATGTAGGTGGCCACCGGGACGCCCATGGCTTCGGCCGCGCTCTTGGCGGTGTCGTAACCCGCGTTGATGCGGGCTTCTCTCAGGCGCTCGTCGGGCGTCGACATGATGCGAAGTGCATACGGCGACCCGTGATGCATTTGGCACTTGCCGGTCCATGATGCATCGTGCATCATCATGGCATGAGAACCCACGCAGAGATCATCAAGCAGGGCGGAACCGACGCCATTGTGGAGCGCGCGGGTCTGCCGGTGTCAGTGCACACGGTCCGCTCTTGGCGCCAGCGCGGGGCAATCCCCGGCGAGTATTGGAAAGCCATCAGCGACGCGGGGCTGGCCTCGCTCGATGAGCTGGCCTCAGCCGCGGCCGCGCGTCTCCCCGCCAATGACGACACCCACCGCCAGGGAGAGGCGGCGTGAGGGAGATCATCTACGTCTGGACCGCCTTCGGAGCGATAAGCGTCACGCTGAGCCTGCTCTTGATGCGCGCCGTCCTCGGTGAGGTGACGCGGATCAGGACACTGATCGAGCTCGACTTCTGGAACCGGAGCCACAACCAGCCCCGGCGCCAGGACGGATCGGGGGAGGCGTAGAATTGCATACGTCCCCAGCCCGCAGCGTTCGCCAGCAACACGGAGCCGCCCAGCACTTCTTTGGTGAATGTGCGTTCGGCCCGCGGCACCGGCTGCCGCTCGCTCCTCTTCGCCAGCAAGACTCCATGGCCGACCGTCTTCTCGACGTGTGCCTCGTGGCCCGGGATCGGCTGAATGACGACCGAGAAGAGGTTGGGGTCGTCGACCGTCCCGTCCCGCTCGATGCGGCAAACCGCTTCGGGCACCGGCTGATGGAGGTGTGTCCAGATCGTCCAGATCAAGGACACGACCACGACAATCAGCGTGGCGATCTCCACCCAGTTCGGCAGTTCGGAGCTCATGCACCGACATTGGCGCGCTCCCCGACCTTCGCCAATCCCCTTTCCGTCGCGGTACTCCAGTCCTGCGACGGACGCTCCACCGGTGGCGCTCCCGCCCCCAGTCCCGGCGCTGCCGGTGGAGCAACTCTGTGCGGGCCGCGCGGATGCTGAGCCTCGACGCCCTGACCCGTGCAGCCGAGGTCTACGACGCGATCATCGCCGCCGACGCCTACCGGGAGAAGGTGGCCGCCAAGGGCGACAAGCCGGATTTCGGGCCGTGGCTGGCGGGTCTCGCCGGGATCGTCCGGGCCGAACGCCCAGTCGTCGCCGGGATCATCGGAACCCTCGAAATCATCGAGGCCGCCATGCCCGGTCGAGAAGCCCCAACGGCTCCCGTCTGCCCTCCTGCCGCCAACGACCAACACCCCACGTCTCCTGAACAACCCGGACCGCGTATCGCCTGACAGGCGCGCGCGGGTCACCGGAAAACACTGACGGAACATTCCATGTCCGACCGCCTGCTGGCCCTTTTGACCGAAAAGCTGATCGCCAAGTGCGGGGGGCTGACCGAAGCTTCCGCCGCGTGTGCCGAGGTCGCCCGGCCTTACAGCGTGACCCAGCTGTCGCGGTGCCAGACCGTGGGGTCGGGCTGCTACCTCCCGCTCGACATCATCGCGGGCCTCGAGCGCTACTGCGGCGAGCCGGTGATCAGCCGCGCGTTGGCCGAGCGGTCCACGATCGAGGTTTCGGGCGCCCGGCTGGCCGACATGGCCTGCGTCTTCGCCGAAGAGGCGTCGGACGTTCAGCGCCATCTCCGCCAGGCTCTCGCCGATGACCGCCTGAGCCCCCGCGAGATCAAGGAAGGCCACCGGCAGATCGCAGAAGCCCGCGCCGCCCTCGATCGAACCGAAGCCGCCCTCGCCGCCGCCGACAAGGCCGCGGGCTGACCCCACGGGACCGACCGCCCCGTTGAGCCGGTCGAGAATGGAGGGCCGTCATGGCCAAGAAACTGACGAGCGAGGCAGAAGGGGGCGATCCCAAGTCGATCCCCAACCGCAACGAGGAGGCGGTCTTCCTGTCGCACCTGAACAGGCTGCGGCAGCAGGCGTCCAAGGCCGAGGCCAAGAAGGCGGAATACGACGCCGAGAAGGCCGCTCTGACCGACCTGTTCCGGCAGGCGAAGGCCGACGGGTTCAGCCGGAAGGAACTGCAGGCGATCCTGGACGACAGCGCCTCCAGCCGCCGCGACCTGCTGTCAGAAGAAGAGCGCCGCGCCAAGCTGCGGTCGTGGGCCGGTCTGCCGGCCGGGACGCAGGCCGACTTGTTCGCCGGGCCGTCAGCCGCCTTCGACGAACTCGCGGCCGAGGGTCAGGGCTACACGGCGGGGCTCCGGGGCGACGACTCCAAGATGCCCGACACCTATCCGGCTCACTATGCCCCCGCGTTCATGCGCGGCTGGCATGCCGGACAGGAGAAGCTGGCCTGGGCTCTGTCCGAAGCCGGGACCAACCCGGAGCGGAAGGACACGGGCGTGCAGGCCCAGCCCATCGCGCCGGCCAACGACGAAGGCGATGACGCCCGGCAGGAAGCTGCCTGATGATCGTCCTGGGGCTCGACCTCGCCACCGTCACCGGCTTCTGCCACGGCCCCGCCGACACGGGCGAGGTGCCGACGATTGGCCACACCCGCCTGCCCAGCACCGGCCCCGACGTCGGGGTCTTCCTGCTGGCGTGGGAGGATTGGCTGACCGAGACGCTGGAGAAGGTCGAGCCCCGCCTCGTTGTCTTCGAGGCTCCGATCCTGCCGGCCGCCACGACCGTCTCGACCACGCGCAAACTGCAGGGGCAGGCGGGCGTGACCGAGATGGTCGCGGTCCGGGCCGGGATCGAATGCGCAGAGGTCGCGACGTCTCAGGTGAAGAAGGCCCTGACCGGCTCCGGCAAGGCCGACAAGGCCCAGATGGTCGCGGCCGCCCGCCACTACGGCTTCACCCCTGCGGTCCCCGACGAGGCCGACGCTTTCGGCGTCTGGCTGTGCGCGGTGCGGCTCCGCTTTCCCAGCCTCGCCGGGCTCTGGGATCCCATGAACTTCAGGAGGGCGTCATGAACGGAAACTGGTCGGATGAGGAACTCGCTCTGTGCAGGCGGCTCTACATCGACGAGGGCAAGAGCGCGGCTGAGACGGCCCGCTTGCTGCCCGGCCGGACCCGGAACAGCGTGGTCGGCATCTCGCATCGGAAGGGCTGGGGCAAGGACGCCCGGATGGAGCCGGCAAAGCCGACCATGGTGCGCCCGCCCCGTGCCCCCGTAGTCATGCCCCGGATCAAGCCCGAAGCCATGCGCCGGCCGCCCCGCCAGAAGGACGTCGGCAAGGCTCCTGTCGTCTTCGCGAATCAGAAGTTCGACCACGTCCACGGTGACGAACTCGAGCAGCGCCGCGAAGAACGCCGGGCCTATGGACAGTCCAAGCTGGACGCATTCGCAGCGGCCAACGACGACGCGATCCAGCTGATCGCCCGCCGGTTCGGGCAGTGCGCGTGGCCCGTCGGCGAGCCTGACCGCCCGGAAGGCCAGCTGTGCTGCGGAGCCGTGGCGATCGAGGCCAAGCCGTACTGTGCCCACCATGCGGCGGTCGCCTATCAGCCCCTGACGCCGAAGCAGAAAGACCTCGTTCGCTCGCTCCGGAGGTTCGCATGAAGCCCCGCGCCATCTCCGACGCCGTGCAGCGCGGCGACACCGTCCGCATCGAGACGGCGAAGATAGAGGGCTCGCTGCGGGTCATCCGCGACCTGGCTGGGCCTCAGGGTGCCGCCACGGCCGCCAACTTGGCCCTGAAGCGCGTGATCAGGGCCCACATGAACGACAACGACGGATGGGTGGCATGAGCGGCCGCGCGACATACCTGGCCGAACGGATCGACCGCCGACGCGAGCGGGAGGAGACGCGCGAGATGCGCCAAGCCCGGCGCCGGCACCTGACCGCGCGCGCCGCATCGGTACTGCTCTGCGAGATCGGCGAGATTCCCGAGGAAGAGCGCCCGGCCTATGCGGAGCTGCTCTGCGCCGCCGTCCGGGCCCAGCTGGTGATCCACCATGGGGAAGCCTCCGCAGCCGCCATTCTGGCGCGGGAGGCCCATGAGGCAGGGCGGAACTTGATGCCGAAGAGCGCGGCGCGGGATGCCGCGGAGAAGGTGTTCCGGGGGGCGGCGAACGATGAATAGAGCCGACCTCCTCGACTTCGAACGCTACTACGCCCGCACCCTTCGCCGGGAGGCCTCCAAGCGCGCCAAGAAGGCCCCGGCCGTGGCGGAGCAGCTGTCCCGATGGGCAGATGCCGCAGAATCACGGGCCGAGGCCATCAGGTTCGGGCCCTTGTTCGATCGGGAGGGCGCATGATCGTCGAGCCCACCCCCAGAGCGACGCCACAGAACCTCGAGGCGGAACAGGCCCTGCTGGGTGTCGTCATGTTCGACAACGACGCCCTCCGGGTCGTGAAGCACCTTCTGGCGCCCGAAGACTTCCATGAGCCGTTCCACGGTCGCCTCTGGGCCCAGATGGTCGTCAAGGCCGATAAGGGCCTGCTGGCCGATCCCATGACGCTCCATGAAGCGCTGGCCGAAGACCCCGCGCTCCAGCAGCTGGGCGGCGTCTGGTATCTCGCCGATCTGGTCGACCGGGCCCCGCCCACGCGTGTGGTGCGAGACTATGCGGAGCAGATCGCCGAACTCTCCCTGCGCCGGCGCCTGATCGATCTTGCCGAACAGGCCAGCGAAGCGGCCCACGACCGGTCACTCTCGGCCTTCGAGGCCCTTTCCCGCGCCCGGTCGGCCATGGAGGATGCGGAGCGGACCGCCGCGCCCGACGACGCCACCTTCGTCAACGCCCATGAGAGCGGACTCTCGCTCATGGAGAAGGTCGTCAACGACGTCACCGAAGGCCGAGTGAAGGGCATCAAGTGCGGCCTGTCGTGCGTCGATCGCCGGTTGGGCGGGCTGCTGCCCGGATCCGTGGTCGTGATCGCCGGCCGCCCCGGCATGGGCAAGACGGCGCTGCTGGGCAACATCATCTACGGTGCCGCGGTCCTGAACCCCGGCAAGCTATTCGCGGCCCTGTCGCTGGAGATGGACACCGACCAGCTCAACGAGCGGGCCTTCTCGCGCCTGACGGCCGAGCGGGACGTCCAGGTGCCCTATGCGGACATCGGCAAGCGGAAGCTGAGCGCGATGGACCTCGACGCCCTTTCCGTCGTCAAGGACATGCTGCCCGCCAACCTGTGGCTTCGCGACCGAGCGGGAGCGTCGGTCGAGGACGTCGCCAAGGCCGTCTGGTCCATGAAGCGCCGCGGCGACCTGGCGTGCGTCGGCATCGACTACCTGCAGCTCATGCGCCGGCCCGCCCTTGCCGGCCGGAACGAGGCCAGCGCGATCGCCGAAATGACCGGGGCCCTCAAGACACTCGCCCGGGACGCCAAGATCACGATCGTGCTGCTGTCCCAACTGAACCGATCGGTCGAAAGCCGCGACGACAAGCGGCCCCAGCTGTCCGACCTGCGAGAATCCGGTTCGATCGAGCAGGACGCCGACGCGGTGCTGTTCCCCTTCCGGGAGGTCTACTACCTCCAGAAGGCGGAGCCGAAGACAGGTACACAAGAGCACCTCGATTGGGAGATGCGCGTCCATGACCTGCGCCGGCACATGGACGTCATCATCGCCAAGAACCGCCACGGGTCCGAAGGCGCCGAGCCCCAGGACTATCAGCCGGAGTTCGACCTGATCATGGATAGGAGGGCCGCATGAGGAAGGGCCAGAACTTCTACCGCCGCGATCCGTCCAAGGCTCTCTCCGGCATGATCGGCCTGAGCTTGGAGGAGCGCGGAGTCTACAACACCGTCCTGGACCTGCTCTATTCGACGTGGCGTCCGATCGAAGACGACCGCCCCTTCATTTCCAACTGGTGCGGCTGTGCCGTCCAGAAGCTGAACCCGATCATCCGACGTCTGATCGACAAGGGCCGCCTGATCACCTTCGAGGAGGGTGGGCGCACCTACCTGTCAGACGAGGCCTTCGAGGCCGAACGGGCGAGTGTGAAGGGAGCCGCCTCGAGCCGCTCCGGACGGGCTCTGGTCGAGGAGAAGTCGGGAGAAGTCCAGGAGAAGTCGGCAGGTGTCGGGGAGAACGCCGGACTTCTCGACAGCCAAACCCAAGAAAATCAGTCGGATGCGCGCCTAGAGAAGAATAGAGAAGAGAAGAAACACCCCCCTACCCCCCAAGGGGGCAAACGGAGGAAGCCTGAAACCCCTCTCCCCGACGGGTGTCCGTCCGCCGAGCTCATCCACGCCATGCAGACCGAAGCCCGATCCGAGGGCGCGAACATCGACCTGAGCCGAGAAGCCAAGGTGTTCCGGGACTGGTGGACGTCCAAGGACGGCCGGCACCGCGATTGGGCCGCGGCATGGCGCACCTGGGCCCGGAAGGCCATCGCCAAAGCGCCCCGGACCGCGGTCGCGGCGGTCGCCGCTCGCTCCGGTCCCACCGATCCCAACGCCCGCTGGACCTCCGCAGTCCGGGAGTTCCGGTCCAACGGCTACTGGCCCCGTGACGACCTCGGCCCGCCGCCAGGCCGGGAGGGTTGCCGGTGCCCGCCTGACGTCCTCGCCGCCCACGGGATCGCCCAGCCGAAGCCCGTCGCCAACGATCTATTTCCCCAGGAGCAAGCCGTATGAGCCGTCGCGCCTTCCGCCCGAACAAAGCCCGGCCCTCGGCTCCGCGGACGATCGGTGCCGCCAACGACGACGCCCCCGGCATCGCCAACGACAACGACCGGATCCAGGTCGGCGGGGTGCTGCTGACGGCTGAGCAGACACGCCGCTTCCGGAGGGCCGAGGAGAACGCGGCCAGCGAGGATCACCGGCTGAAGGTGTCCGGACGGGCGGCGCTGGTTCAGCTGGAGGGGGAGATCGCGGACGCGGCCGATCGCCAGCGTGTCGCCGCCGACCTGGTCGAGACCCGCGCTCTGGAGGAAGCCCGCGGCGCCACGATCGAGGTGTCGAACCGGCCGGAGCACAGGGGCCGCATCCGCATCGCGAGCCGGGACGGTCTGGAGACGCTGATGACGGCAGGCTCGCTTACGTCGAACCAATACGCCGCCGGGCTCCGCTACCGCGCCGACTATGAGCACTTGGATCCGGAGCGGGGCCTTACGCCTCCGGCGCTCGACCAGACCCGGCGCATCGGGCGAGGCGGAGAGGGTTGGGCGAAGCGATTGGAGGAGATCAGGACGCGGGTAGAAGGGCTGGAGCGAGCCATTCAGGCAGAGGACCCGACGTTCAGGGGTGCCGCTGCGGTCAACCCCGTGCATCGGGTCGGGCGTCGCGTGTGGGCGCTAAGGGAGGTTGCGGGAAAGGGTTCGAACCTCTCCGCCCTGAGCAGCAGTGGCTCGTCTCAGCTGGCGTATTCGGATGCTCTTCGATCGGCGCTGGATGCCGCATCGATCGTCTACAGCTTGGAGTGAGACCAGGCGGCCCCGGTTTCCCGGGACCGCCGCTCTCTCATGCGTAAGCCGGAAGCCTTTCCGTCGCCATGCGCTCCACAAGGGCGGAACGTGTGACGCCGAGACGCTCGGCTGTCGCATCGATGGCGGCAAGAACGCCGCTGTCGATCGACATATTGGCCTTCACAGGCCTGCCGAGATCGCGAATGAGCAAGATGCTCGCGAGGATCGACCCTTCGGCCAGTTCCTCTTGGACATCAGCGTCCGTCACGATCTCGCCGAGACTTCTGGCTGCCGGGATGTCTGCGCCGCTCGAGGCGACGGTTTCGACCCAGGCCCTCAAAGCCTCGCCGGCATTTTCGATCACCTCATCGACCGATCCGCCCATGGCCGTGCAGCCGGGAAGATCGGGGAAATGAGCGCCGTAACTGCCTTCAGCCCCGTCGATCAGGGCAACGTAGTGCATTCATCCTCCTTCTGCGGACCACACACATCGCCGTCGACGCCCGACTGAACTTCCGGAAACCGACGGGGCTCACCACCCCGCCGCCTTTCCGATTTGCCGGGCGACGCCCGGAGATAAAGTTCTGTGGCGGGGCACGATGATCGGGAACTTGAAGTCTGGGTTCCGGTAGATATCGTGCTTGGCGCCACCCTCGTTGGACCATCCTTCGTTTTCGAGCCGCTGGATGATCTTTTGTCGGGAAGTCTCTGGTGTCGGCATGTGCTCCGTCTCTGTTCCTAAGGCGCACATTAATGCGCCCGGTGCGGGACAAAGTCAAGGATACGGGCGCACAAAAATGCGCCAACGCACGGTTGGTTGGTGTGCCTTGTTGACTTTGGAGAGGTAATGGCGGACACACGCCATGTGGCGTTCCCGCGCCCAGCAGGCCCCAGACCTAGTGTCCGGGGCCTTTCTCGTTCCAGGCCCTGACGATGCTCCGACCTGCGGAGACGGCTAGATCAGGATTTAGGCTTCGAGGCTTGGTTGGGCGTGACGTTGGCAGAGAGCCAGGCGCCAGACCTGCGGTCCTGTTGGTCTACTGCGGTCAGCGCCCAATCAGCACCAGGCCTAAGCTCGAGCACCGCTAGTCGATCGTCCCCGTCGATGTGGCGCCTCAGCAGCGTTCTGATCGTGGGTGCGGGACCCTTCAGCACCCCGAGCCACGTGCTCTCGTGCAACTTGTGACAGCTCCAGTCGCGGAGCTGCTTCAGCAGCGCGTCGTACTTCCGGACCTTCCTGAGGTCGTAGCTGATCAAATAGGCAGGCATGCTGCCCTCCGTGCTCACCGGCCAGAATCAGCCGGCGCTTGGATGATGGACCCGCGTTCTCGGAACGTCAGGAGCGGTCGCCGCTTCCGCTGGGGGTCGATCCGTGCCCTTGTGGATGGAGGTGCAAATCGCCAGCGACCGGCGCTCGCCTCAGGCCGAAGTCTACCGCCGCCTCTACCGCACCACTCGATGGCTGCGGACAAGAGCTGACCAGCTGGCGAAGCAGCCCCTGTGCGAGACCTGTCTCAGCGAAGGGCGCGTCACCGCCGCCACCGTCTGCAACCACGCGGACAAGGACAGCAAGGCGACCGAGGAAGGGTTCTTCGCGGGACCGTTCACCTCCGAATGCGCACCCTGCCACGACAGCGTCATCCAGAAGCAGGAGCGTCGGGGCTACGTCATCGGGTCGCATGAGAGCGGGATGCCGAGAGACCCGAACCACCACTGGAATCGCTAGCGGCGCTCGCACCAGTACCGAACAGAGACCCCGGGCTGGGACGCCATAAGGGCTGCGACGGTCTCGCAGTTGCCCAAGTTGTAGCCGTCAGGCTCCCCAGGCGCATCGAAGGACGCAACGTGGACCGGTGTCACGCCGTCGATCGCCGTCCGATAGAGGCGGTAAGTGTCCGATCCCCCGGAACAGCCGGTGGCGAGAAGAAACAGGGCGGCGAGAGCGAGCCAAGGGCGCATAGGACCTGATGCCACCACGGGGGGCGGGGGTCAAAAGTTCAGGGTCACCGCCTTACGGACCGGCGGGGGCCCACAAAACTAACGCTAACCGCACTTTCTCGCGCACGCGCACGGAGCGACCATGACCCGACGCCAGCGCATCGACAGCGTGACTGGCGCTGTGGCCGTGATGCTGAAGGCGGCGAAGCGCATCAATCCGCCGGCGCACGCCCCTCTCGATGACGACGCCCTGCCGTTCTGGAACGAGATCATCGCGGCCCGTGCGCAGAGCGAATGGACCGAGCACGACCTGACGTGTGCGTCTGATCTGGCGAACGCGATGGCCCAGCTGGTCGAGAACCGGCGCATGCTCCGGGCAGAAGGCGAGGTCCTGGAGACGGAGAAGGGTTCGAAGTTCGCGAACCCGCGGGTTTCGGTCGTTCACGGCCTGCATGCTCAGATAAAGGCGGCCCGTCAGTCGCTCTACATTCACGGTCGCGCGGCCGGCAGGGTCGAGGACGTCGCCAGGCGCCGGACGCAGGCGCGAGAGATTGAGGCGGGAAGCCCGCTGGCCGGTGACGACGAAGACCTGCTGGCGAGGCCGACGGTCCAGTGACCAGGGGTGAGCGGGTCATCCGCTTCATCGAAACCTTCTGCAGGGTGCCGGAAGGTAAGTTGGTCGGAAAGCCGATCCGGCTGGACCGCTGGCAGAAGCGGTTCATTCTGGAAGTCTACGACAACCCGGCCGGCACACGGTTGGGGATCCTCTCAATCGCGCGCAAGAACGGGAAGTCGGCGCTGATCGCGGCGATCATGCTGGCCCACCTGGTCGGGCCCGAGGCGCGGCAGAACAGCCAGATCGTCTCGGGCGCCCGGAGCCGGAAACAGGCTGCGGTCGTCTTCAACCTCGCCGCCAAGATGGTTCAGCTGTCGGATCGGCTTCGGCCCATCGTCCGGATCGTGCCGTCCGGGAAGACGCTGCACGGCCTGACGATGAATACGGAGTACCAAGCGCTCGCGGCGGAGGCGGGCACGGCGCACGGGCTGTCTCCAGTCCTCGCCATCCACGACGAGATGGGCCAGGTCCGGGGCGAGTTCGACGCCTTCATCGAGGCGATCGAGACGGCCCAAGGTGCCTACGATGACGCGCTGCAGCTTGTCATCTCGACCCAAGCGCCGAACGACGCGGACATGCTCTCGATCCGGATCGACGACGCGGAGCGGTCCGGCGACCCCACCATCGTCTGCCACGTCTATGCTGCGGACCCCGAAGCGGACCTTCAGGATCGTGCGGCGTGGAAGGCGGCGAACCCTGCCTTGGGAACGTTCCGGTCCGAGGTCGAGATCACGAACAAGGCGGCCGAAGCGGCACGGATGCCCTCGGTCGAGAACAGCTTTCGGAACCTGTACCTGAACCAGCGGGTGACGCGGCACACGCCTTTCGTCAGCCCGTCTATCTGGAAGGCCTGCTCTGGCCCGGTCGACATGTCGGCCTTCTACGAGGGGCCGGTTTACGGCGGGCTCGACCTGTCCCGGACCACTGACCTTTCTGCGCTCGTTCTCATCGCGAAGAAGGGCGGCGTCTGGCACGTCCTGCCGATCTTCTGGACGCCAAAATCGACTCTGGCCGATCGGTCAAAGAAGGACCGGGCGCCCTACGACAAGTGGGTCGCGCAGGGTTTCCTCAAGGCGACGCCGGGGCCGGCGGTGGAATACGATTTTGTGGCCCGCGACATTCGGGACATCACCGAGGGCATGGACGTCCAGAAGATCGGCTTCGACCGACACCGGATGAAAACCCTTCAGGCCGAACTGGACCGCCTCGAGGTGGTCCTGCCGTTTGAAGAGTTCGGCCAGGGCTTCGTCAGCATGGCGCCGGCCATCGACCGGGCAGAGATCGAGTTCCTGCACCACAGGTTCCGCCACGGCGGCCACCCGGTGCTGACGATGTGCGCGGCGAACGCGATCATCGTCACCGACGCTGCGGACAACCGCAAGATGGACAAGTCCAAGTCGACCGGCCGCATCGACGGCATGGTCAGCCTGGCGATGGCGATAGGCGTCGCGACGCTGGACGGCGGCGAAGAGGAGGCGGGATGGAACGACTATCTCGCCAGCCTGGGGGTGGCGGCTTGAACCTGCTTCAGAAGGCGCTCTGGTTCGTCACCGGGCGCCCGAAGCTGAGCACGGTCGAGCACTGGCCGCGCGACAACAGCTATGCCGGCGTGGCCGTCAGCGAGACTTCCGTGCTGGCGCTGTCGGCGGCGTGGGCTTGCGTGAACCTGCTGGCCGGGACCATCGCGTCCCTGCCGCTGATGGTCTACCGGGTCGACCGCTCGGGCAACCGGGTGGCCGACAAGGAGCATCCGCTCTACCGGATCCTGCACGACAGTCCGAACGCCGACCAGACGGCCATGGAATTCTGGGAGGGCGGCAACACGGCCATCGAGCTCCGCGGCGCCATGCACGCGCACAAGGAGACGATGGGCGGCCGGCTCGTCGCGCTGACGCCGATGAACGACCCGACGTGCCGGCGCACTGAGACCGGGCGGCTGCTCTATCGCTGGGTCGAGAACGGCGAGGCGCGGGAAGCCTACGAGGAAGACGTGTTCCGGGTCCGGGGTTTCCTCGGCGGGATGTCGACGATCTCGGCCGGCCGTCAGGTGTTCGGTCTGGCGACGGCGGTCAACACGGCCTCGCAGACCACCTTCGCCAACGGGATGCGGCCCTCGGGCGTGCTGACCGTTCCCGGTGTTCTGAAGCCAGACCAGCGCGAGCCGCTGGAGAAGGCGCTGGGGGACAAGTTCATCGGCTCGGTCAACGCCGGCCGGCCCATGCTGCTGGAGGCCGGGGTGACCTGGCAGCAGCTGACCATCAACCCCGAAGACGCCCAAATGCTGGAGTCGCGGGCGTTCAGCGTGGAAGAGGTCGCCCGCCTGTTTGGCGTCCCGCCGCATATGATCGGCCACACCGAGAAGTCGACCAGCTGGGGCACGGGGCTGGAGCAGCAGACGCTCGGCTTCGTCCAGTTCACCCTGCGCAAGCGCCTGAAGCGGATCGAGCAGGCCATCGCCAAGCAGCTGCTGACCCCGGCGGACCGGGCGGCGGGCGTGACGGTCGAGTTCAACCTTGAAGGCCTGCTGCGCGGCGACAGCGCCGGGCGGGCGGCCTTCTACCAGTCTGGCCTTCAGAACGGCTGGACCACCATCAACGAAGTGCGTGCGCTGGAGGGCAAGCCCCCGGTGGCCGGCGGCGATGTGCCCCGGATGCAGATGCAGAACGTGCCGATCACCGAAGCGACCAATCCCGTCGCGCCCTCTCCAGCGCCCTAGGAGGCCCTGATGCTTCAGACGAAGAACAGCGGCGTTCCGCTGGACACGAAGGACGTCGACGACGCCGGAGTAATCGAAGGCTACGCCTCGATCTTCGGCAACGTCGACAGCTATGGCGAAATCGTCGAGCCGGGGGCGTTCGTGAAGTCGCTCGAGAAGAGCGCCAAGACCGGCCGCAAGATCAAGATGCTGTGGCAGCACGACCCGCACCAGCCGATCGGGGTGTGGGACGAGCTGGCCGAGGACAAGAAGGGCCTCAAGGTCCGGGGGCGTCTGCTGATCGACCAGAGCCCGAAGGCCCGCGAGGCCCACGGCCTGCTCCAGGCTGGCGCGCTCGACGGCCTATCCATCGGCTACCGGACGATCAAGGCGGGCCCGAAAGAGGGCAAGCAGGGCGTCATCTCGCTGTTCGAGCTCGACCTGCTGGAGAACAGCGTCGTGACCTTCGCTGCCAATGAGCGGGCGCGCGTCGAGGTCGTCAAATCCATTCTGGACGCCGGGCAACTCCCGACCGTCCGAGAGTTCGAGGGTCTCCTGCGGGATGCAGGATTCTCGAAAGCTAAGGCCGCCGCACTGGCGGCTTCGGCAACGCCGCATCTTCGGGGGGATCCCGAGGCGAAGGCGGACGATGCAGCCGAGATCATGCGGAAGCTGCGCGCTGCGCTGACCGGCTGATTTTCCCAACCACATCGCCAACAGGAGAATTCCCCATGGCAGACGAAAACAAGACCGTCGACCAACTGGTCGCCGAGGTGAAGTCGCTCGTCGAGACGCGCCACGACACCGTGAAGGGCATCGCCGAAGAGGCGCTCGGCAAGGCCAAGGCCGGTGAAGACCTCACCGCGTCGGCCAAGCAGATCGCCGACGAGGCCCTTACCGGCCTGAACGAGGCCAAGGAGCGCCTGAACGACCTCGAGCAGAAGATGGTTCGCACCGTCGAGCAGGGTCTGACCGCCTCCAAGACCATCGGTCAGCAGTTCACCGAGAATGAGAGCGTCAAGACGTTCCTCGCCTCCGGCGGCAAGGGCCGCGTCAGCATGGAAGTCAAGGCGATCATCTCGTCCCTGACGACCGACGCCGACGGTTCGGCCGGGGACCTGATCGTCCCGCAACGCATCCCGGGCATCGTCTCGCCGGCTCTGCGGCGCCTGTCGGTCCGCGACCTGCTGACCCCGGGCCGCACCAGCTCCAGCGCGATCCAGTACGTCAAGGAGTCGGGCTTCACCAACTCGGCCGCGACGCACACCGAAACCGCCGGCACCGCCAAGCCGCAGTCCGAGATCAAGTTCGAGGTCGTCAACGGCGCCGTGACCACCATCGCCCACTGGGTGCTGGCCACGCGTCAGATCCTCGACGACGTGCCGATGCTGCAGTCCTACATCGACGGACGCCTGCGCTACGGCCTGGCCTACGTCGAGGACAACCAGCTGCTGAACGGCGGCGGCACCGGCACGGACCTGAACGGCATCTACACCCAGGCGACGGCCTCGACCGCCAACCTGGCTGTGGTCACCGCTCCGACCAAGCTGGACGTGATCCGCGCTGCCATGCTGCAGGCGGCGCTCGCCAACATCCCGCCCTCGGGCATCGTCCTGAACCCGACCGACTGGTTCGGCATCGAGACGACGAAGGACACGGCTGGCGCCTACATCATCGGCAACCCGCAGGACGGCACCAACCCGCGCCTGTGGGGCCTGCCCGTGGTCGAGACCCCCGCGATGACCGTCGACAAGTTCCTGGTCGGCGCCTTCCGGGACGGTGCGCAGATCTTCGATCGCATGGATGCGACGGTCGAGATCAGCACCGAGGACAGCGACAACTTCCGCAAGAACCTCGTGACCATCCTGGCCGAGGAGCGGCTGGCGCTCGCCGTCTACAACACGCTCGCCTTCGTCAAGGGCGACTTCAGCGACCAGATCACCGATCTGACTTCGTAATCCGAGGGATGGCCCCGGCTTCGGCCGGGGCCTCTTTCCCTGAACGGCACCCGCCGGGGCCGGTCAGGCAAGGAGGCCACCATGAAACTCAAGGCAATCGACACCCTGCACGTCTCGTCGGTCGGACCGGACAACATCCCGCCCGAAGGCGAGTTCGAGGTCGCGGACGCCGTCGGCCAGAACCTGATCGACCGCGGCCTTGCCGTGGCGGTGAAGGCGAAGTTGGCGCCGGCCGTCGAGAACAAGATGGAAGTCGCTCCGGCCAACAAGGCCGCCCCGAAGCGGAAGGCGAAGTAGATGGCCCGTCAATCCGTCCGCTCCACTGTCGGCCGCCGTCAGGCCAGCCGCGCCGCCGATGCGGTCGCCAAGCTGCCCGCCAACTCGGTCGCGCCCGCCATCACCGGAACCCCGACCGAGGGCGAAACCTTGACCGTCTCGAACGGAACCTGGTCGAACACGCCCGACGCCTACGCCTACATCTGGCGTCGTGACGGCGTGGTGATCGCAGGCGCCGACGAGGCGACCTACGAGCTGACCGAGGACGACGTCGGCGCCGTCATCACCGCCACGGTCAAGGCGACCAATCTCGGCGTGTCGGCTGTGGCCACTTCGGCGGCCACCGACGAAATCGCCGCGGCCGAGTAAGCCATGAGCGTCGTTGTCGTCACCCCGCCGGTTCCGGACATCGATCTGGAGCTGGTAAAGTCGCATCTTCGCGTCGAGAGTGATGGCGACGACACGCTCATCGAGGCGTATGTCGCCGCCGCATGCTCCCACATCGACGGTCCGCAGGGATGGCTGGGGCGGGCGATCTGGACGCAGACGCTGGAGCTTCGTCAGAACGTGTTCTGCGGGCCGATCCCGCTGCCTTATGGGCCGGTCGAGTCCCTCACGTCGATCAAGTACGTCGACGCGGCCGGTGTCGAGCAGACGCTGGATTCCGCGGTCTACTCCCTCCTGCCGCCCGGTGTCGTGGGGCTGACCTATGGCTCGGCCTGGCCGACCCTTCGTGGCGACGCGCAAGGGGTGCGCATCCGGTACGTGGCCGGTTCGGATGAAACCCCGCCCGCCATCCGCGCCGCGGTGCTGCTGATGGTCGGCGACCTCTACGCGAACCGGGAGACGGTCGGAGAGGTGACCGGGGCGGTGCAGATGAGCACCACGGTCGCCAACCTGCTGTCGCCGTTCCGTAACTGGCGCGTCTGACAACGCCGATGATCGGCCTGGTCTTGGGCGGTGCACGATGTGTCTGGTCCGACTTGGCCGCGGCCCGCGAGATCATCGGCGGCACGCCCCACTTCATCATCGCGGCCAACCACGTCGGCATCATCTACACCGGTAGTCTCGACGCATGGGCGACGCTGCACCATGAACTGATCGACGGTTGGCGCGAAGAGCGCGCCGCGGCCGGATTGAACACGGACTTTCGGACCTTCATCCACGCCCGCAAGCGCGGGGTCGACGCAGAGATCGTCCCGCAGGGCTGGTACGGATCGTCGGGGCTCTATGCCGCTCAGGTGGCGCTGGAGATCATGGGCGCCGCTGGAGTGATGCTGTGCGGCGTGCCGATGGACGCAGACGCTGGACACATCAACGGGGCCGAGACCTGGCCCTACGTCGACCGCTACCGGGCGGGCTTCGAAGCCGCGAAGGCCGACGGGGCGAACATCCGCTCGATGTCGGGCTGGTCCGCGGAACTGTTCGGGCGGCCGGACGGCGAATGGCTTGCTGACCTGGGTATCCCCCTGAACCTCTCCGATCTCGCCCGCCTGTTCGAACCGAAGGAGCCTGACATGCGCGTCAAGATGCTGCGGACCCGTAACTACACCCCGCCGTCCGACCGTCGTCAGACGACCAAGTTCCTCGCGGGGCAGGAGTACACGGTCAAGCGAGAGTGGGGTGACGAGATGGTCCGCGACGGCGACGCGGACGAGGTCAAAGCCCCCCGCAAGCCGGTCATAGCGGCCGAGGACGAAGCCTGATGATCGGCGCGGGCGACTTGAACGCTCGACTGCGGTTCGATGCACGGGGCCTGGACGCCAACGGAGACCCGCTCGGCGATTTCGAGACGCGGTTCACCGTCTGGGCCAAGGTCGACTATCTGCGGGGGTCGGAGAGCGCCGTTTCGAACCGGCTCCAAGGATCCCAGCCGGTCATGATCGCCGTCCGGGATTCGGCTCAGGCCCGCACGATCACCGGAGGCTTCCGCGCTGAGGTCGTTTCCGGCCGGGGCGTGGTCGTCGGCCAGACCTTCAACCTGACCACGGATGCCGTCCCGGATCGGACGCCCGGCTTCCTGAACATCATGGCCGTGGCCGGGGGCGCGGCGGGCTGATGGCCGGCGCCAGCAAGTTCACCAACCGGGACCGCCTGCGAAGGAAAATGAAGGCGATCCCGCTGGAAGTGCGCAAGGCCCTGAAGACGCAGAATGCCCAGAACGCGGCCGATTTGGTCGACACGATGCGCGGCTTCGCGCCGGTTCAAGATGGCGACCTTGTCTCGTCGATCAAACACCGGGACGTGTCCGGGTCGACCCGGATCAGCCAGCGGGTTTCGGCCGGGGCCGCGGATGCGCCCTATGCCTCATGGGTCGAGTTCGGCACGACCAAGAGTGAGGCCAGCCCGTTCTTCTGGGTCGCCTATCGGCTGCTGCGCCGGCGGATGAAATCCCGGATGAGCCGCGCGGCGAAGAAGGCCATCGGAGAGGCGATCACATGAGCGATCCCTCCGTCGAGATCCAGAACGCCGTCGAGGCGGCGCTAAGGGCATCAGCCGCTGTGAAGTCCGCCATGGGGCTGGCCACGGTCCGGCTCTACACCCTGAGCGCCCCCGTCAACGCTCCCTTCCCGCATCTGATCATCGGAGAAGACCAGATCGTAGGCGACGACAGCGATTGCGGTCAGGCCTCCGACGTCGCGGTGACGATCCACGTCTATTCACGGACCGACACGCCCGCGGCGACCAGACTGCAGGCCAAGGCCATCGCCGCCGCCGTCCGCCAGGTCCTGACCGCCGAACTGACGGTGACGGGCCACCGGGTGATCGACTGGCAGTTCGAAACGACACGGCACCTGAAGGATCCGGACGGCCTCACCGCCCACAGCGTCGTCACGCTGGAATATCACACCGCGCCTTCCGCCTAGGCGGACCCGCAAACCCCTCTACCCCCGCCGCCTAGCGGCTCTCTGACTGAAAGGAGGCCACGATGGCCGCTGTCAACACCACTCGCTGGTCCAACCTGATCCTGAAGGTCGGGGACGGTGCCAGTCCCGAAGTCTTCACCGCGCTCTGCTCGATCAACGCCTCGCGCGGCCTGAGCTTCAACACCAACCTGACCGAAGAGGCGATCCCGGACTGCTCCGATCTGGAAGCCGTCATGTGGATGATCCGCGAGAAGGTCAGCGTCGGGGTCGAAGTGACCGGCGGCGGCAAGGTCGACAAGGCCAACGTCAAGACCTTCGCCGACTGGGTCGTCTCCAAGGACGTCAAGCGCTGTCAGATCGTGCTGCACGACGCTGTCGCGGCCAACGTCATCACGTTCGAAGGCGACTTCCACCTGGAGACCTTCAGCATGACCGGCGACCCGGGCTCCCCGACGGTCTCGGGCGAGATCGCGCTGAAGTCCTCGGGCGAGGTCGAAGGCACCTACGGCGCGAACGTCGGCGGTTCCTGAACATGAGCCTGAAGACCGAGGTTCGCCTCGACTTCGCGGGGGAGAGGCGGACTTTCAACCTCTCCCCCATCGGCTGCCTGAGGCGCCTTCAGGAGGCCTGTGACGCGGGCCCCCAGTTCATCCTCAACCGCTTGCTGGACGGGTCGTGGCGCGACCACGATCTGCGAGAGCCCATCGTTCAAGGGCTCGTCGGCGGCGGGATGCCCCAGCGCGACGCCCAGGGCTTGATCGAAAAATGGATCGACCCGGAGCCCAAGGCGCAGTTCCTGCCCGTGGCCCAAGCGGTCCTTCTGGCCTGGCTCTACGGGGCCGAGGACGAAGATTTGGAAAAGCCCAAGGGGGAGACGGAAACGAGCAGCCCCTCCCCCGAGGAAAGCTCAGCTTCGCCCTCATCTACGGCACCGGCGCAGTCCTAGGCTTCACGCCTCGTGACGTTGACGCGATGACGCTTTGGGAGTTCGCGGCCAGCGTCCACGGCTGGTCCAAGGCCAACGGCGCGTCTTCCGGCCCACCGCCTCCGACCGATGCCGAGCACGCCGCGCTCATGGCGCTCTACTCCTGAACTTTGAGGTGATGCATGGCGCGTGACGTCGAAAGCCTCGTCCTGCAAATGACGGCGGACCTCCGGCGCTTCGACAAGTCCATGGCGGCCATGAAGGCCACGGCGGACAAGCGTCTGAACGAGGTTGAGCGCCGGGCTCTCCAGTCCGACCGCAACCTCAGCCGGATCATGGGGCGAGCTGGCCAGAACATCACCGCCAGTTTCCGGGATAGCCTTCGAGGGCTCGCCCCTTCGCTGGCGGCGGCCTTCAGCGCGGGCGCCGTGATCAAATACGCCGACGCATACACTGGCCTGAAGAACAGCCTCGCCGCCGCCGGCCTGGAAGGGGCGCGCCTGACCGCGGTCGAGAACGGCCTGTACGATGCGGCGAACCGAAATGGCGTTGCCGTCGCCGCGACCGCTCAGCTGTTCCAGCGCGCGTCCCTCGCGCGCGACCGCCTGCGCGCCAGCGACGAACAGCTTCTGCAATTGGTCTCCGGAACGACGGCGGCCCTGAAACTGCAGGGAACATCGGCCGAGGCGGCCAGCGGGCCGCTGCTACAACTCGGCCAAGCAATCAGCGGCAACGTGGTGCAGGCCGAGGAATACAATTCTCTGATCGACGGTCTTCCGGTCCTCTTGCAGGCCGCTGCTGCCGGCTCGACTCGCTTCGGCGGGGACGTCGCGAAGCTCACCGAACAAGTGAAGGCCGGGAAGGTCTCGTCCAAAGAGTTCTTCGACGCGATCTTGGCAGGCTTGCCCGCGATCGAGGAACGGGCATCCAAGGCACAGACCACGGTGTCCGCCGCTCTGCAGACCCTGAACAATGAGCTCGGCCGTTTCGTGGGGCAGACTGATCAGGGGCTGTCGGCAACCCAGCGGATGGCGCAGGGGATCGTGTTCCTCTCAGAGAACCTTGATGTGCTGGTCACCGCGTCGGGAGTCGCGGTTACGATCGTAGGCGGCCGTTTCGTGGTAGCGCAGGTCGCGGCAACGGCGGCAACGGTCGCGCACACTCGCGCCCAGATCGCGCTGCTGGCAGCTATCGCCGGAACTTCCCAGGGCGCTCTCGTCGGAACGGTTGCGCTCCGCGGGCTCGGAGCAGCCGCTCTGTTCTTCGTGACCAACCCCATCGGGATCGCCATTACGGCGGTGGCCGCCGCGCTGGCCCTGCTCGCCCTTCGGGGCCAAGAGGGCTCCGCTGCGATGCGACAGGTTGATGCTTCCGCCGCGGAAGCATCAACCGCGCTGGACGAGTACGAGCGCGCCATGATGGATGCGTCGGCCGCCGCCGGAGAAGCCCGCACCACCGCGCTGGCCAACGCCGCCGCCATGCGGCAGGCCGCTGTCGACGCGATCGCTGAAGCCAAAGCCAACTATGAGCTCGCTCGCTCCCGCCGGGTGGCCGCCGCGGCCGCAGACAGGGAAGCCGCTGCCAGATCCTTCCGGTCTGTGGACGGTGGCAAGGGCGCGGCCGACGCATCCACCGCCGCCTCTGCTGCAGCCCGATCTCGGTACGCCCGGGCGGTCGAAGAAGAGAAGGCTGCAGAGGAAGCCTACAAGGGTGCCGAGACGCGCCTGGGGCGGATCGAGGCGGGTGCGGGCCGCGCCGCGCCGGTTGGTGCGGCGGCAGCCCCCAGCCGGCGAAGCGCCGGGCAAGCCGACGACGCCGCCCGCCAGCAATCTCGCCGCGACGAGCTCGACCTCGAGCGCCAGATTGCCGCCGCCCGCGCCAAGGGCGACGAGTCTGCCGTCAAGGCGCTGGAAGAGCGCCGGCGGCTGGCCCAGCTGGTTGCCAGCTATGAGGACGCCGGGTTCGCAGACGCCCGGGGCAAGGCCTTGGAGCACCTGTCGTATGAGACTGAGGCTGTCGCCTTGGCTGAACGTCGGGAGATCGCTGAACGGGTGATCTCAGCCTTGGCGGACGGCACGGCCGAAGCCGCTCAGGCCCTCGCTATCGCTCAGGAGCGCGCCTCCGACGCCGCGCTGGACCGGCTGGCGCTGGAAGTTCAGATCGCTCGCCTCTCCGGGGACGTGACCCTGCCCGCTTTGGAGCGCGAGCTCTACATTCAGGAGCGGATCGCCGACCTTCAGCGTCAGAACCCGAACCTGTCGGGCGGCGCGGCGCGTGGGCAGGCCGAGGGCGAGGCGGACGCGCTGAGGGCTGCGAACATCATAGGCGGGCTGGGCAGCGCCGACCCTGACGGGGATGCCGTGGCGGCCCGTCAGGCAGCATACGAAGAGATCGAGCGGCTGAGGCAGGCGGACCGGCTGAGCGACCAGCAGGCGGCCCAGGCCCGCGCCCAGGCGGACGCCGACTATTGGGAGCGCCGCACCGAACACGCCCGGTCTGGTCTGGACGCGCTGGCCGGGCTGCAGAACAGTTCGAACAAGCGCCTCGCACAGATCGGGAAGGCAGCGGCCGTCGCCCAGGCCACGATCGACGGCGTGCTGGCAATCCAGAAAGCCTGGGCCTCGGCACCCTACCCGTTCAACCTTCCGGCCGTTGCCATCACCACGGCATCGACCGCGGCGAACATCGCCACCATCGCAGGGATGAAGGACGGCGGTCTGGTCACCGGGCCCGGCGGACCGCGCGACGACAAGGTCCTTCGCCGCCTCTCGGCCGGGGAGTTCGTCGTCAACGCACGATCGACCCGAGAGAACCGGGCACTGCTGGAGGCGGTCAACAACGGCCAGGTTCCGCGCATGGCCGGCGGCGGGATGGTCGGGCGCGTGAACGCAGCAGCGGCGCGGGTACCAGACCTCGCGGCGAGCCGGACGTCCAACCAGACCTTCTCTTCGACGATCGACGCCCGCGGCGCTGACCTTGGGGTTGAACGCCGAATCCGCGCTGCTCTCGCCGAGCGGGACGCGGCACTCGCGGGCCAGGTTCGCGGGGTCATGGCCCGGACCGAGAAGTACGCCCTCGGGAGGCGTCGGAAGTGACGATCATCCTGCCGCGGCTGCACCGCGCGACCGACTATGCCCTGCGCCCCGTGTTCGGGAAGCGCCCGGCCCGGTCGGCTCTGGGATCGACCCGCCAGCCGAACGAGCGCGGCGGCGACCACTGGGCCATGGAGATCGCCGCCGGGGCGCTGAGTCCGCTGTGCGCGCGCGAGCTGGTGGCGGACATCGTGCGCGGGGGCGGTGAGCCGCTGCGGGCCTATGTCCCGATGGCGGGGATCGACGTCGGGGCCATCGGCACGCCCGTGGTGGACGGGGCCGATCAGGTCGGGGCCAGCCTGGCGACGAAGGGCTGGCAGCCGCAGACCGCGATCCGCAAGGGCTGGATGTTCAACCTGCTGTTCGAGGACGCGACGCCGTCGCTGCATCTGGTGACGGCCGAGGTCGTGGCGGACGCCGCCAGCGAGGCGACGATCAGTTTCTGGCCGCCGATGCGCGACATCCCGGGCGACGAGCTGGCCATGGAATGGGCCGAGCCGTTCATCGAAGGTTCGGTCGACGAGGGCGGTGACCAGGAGATGGGCCTGCTGAAGGCCATCCAGGTGGGCAACTTCGTCATCGAGGAAGACGACTGATGCCCATGCACGCCGAAATGGTCGCGGCGCTGCGGGCCGGCGCGACGAAGGTTCATCTGGTCACGGTCCAGATGCCGGACGCCTATGTCATCCGCTGGGCCGACGGCGGCGTGGTGAAGTGGGGGGCATACAAGTACCACGCCAAGGACGCGACTTTCGGCAAGCTGCACGCGATCGGCGACATCACCGACGGGATCGAGGTCGACGGCGAGCCGGTCCAGATTTCGATCATGCCGCCCAGCCTGTCCTCGATGGCGGACCTCGCCGCGGCGGACGCCCAGGGCGGCGCGGTGGAGATTCATCTGGTCGCGCTGGTCGACGGCGCGATCGAGGGGGAGCCCTATCTGCTGTTCAGGGGCCAACTGGATCAGCCGAGCCTGCGTCCAGGCAAGGAGCGGATCCTGGACTATGTCGTGCAGCCCGCCGAGGCGATGGCGCTGAGGACCAGCGAGGAGCAGCGCCAGACCGACGCGTTTCACCAGCTGCGCTGGCCGGGCGAGCTGGGCCAGCAGTACGCCACGGACGGCACGAAGCTGACCTATTGGCGCGAGGACGACAAGCCGAACGCCGTCGGCGTGGCCTTCGGGCGCGGGCTGAAGGACCCCAAGGACAAGGCCGTCCAGTACACCTATGAGCCCAACGCGCCGTTCGCCTTCCCCTTCGGCCGGGTGGGCATCCGGGGCGGGGAGATGCGCTATCGCGTCGGCTATGGGCCGACGAACCGCTTCCAGACGACGGTCAGCACGATCGCGGCCTCGGGGCCGATCCAGGGGCTGGTCAACACCGCCTTCGACGACGTGCCGACGACCTTCGATGGCGACGACCGCGCGGTGGACGGCGATCACGCCGGCTATATGTGGTTCAGCTTCCTGCCGGGGGATCAGCCGTCGGCCGTGCTGACCATGCCGACCGGTCCGGAAGCGCCGACCTCGGACCTCGACAACTTCGCCTGGACGGCGGACCACAAGCTGTCGGGGTCGGCCGCCTATATGTGGACCGGCAAGGAGAATTCGAAGAAGGATGAGTTCGGCGGCGGCATCCCCCAGCCGCTGCTGGTGATCGACGGCCTTCTGGGCTTCGACCCCACGGACGTCGACAGCGAGATCGACGATCCGACCACCTGGACCTTTCTCGACGAAGGCTGCCGAGTCGCGCTGAACTGGACCATCGGGCGTTGGGAGGGCGACAGCGGCGGCGGCCTGTACGGTGTGCCCTATCTCTGCACCGCGGTGGGCGGGCTGGGCGTTCCGCTGGACCTGATCGACGTCGATGGGTTCGCGGACGCGGCGGAGATCGCCGACGACAACGGCTGGAAATTCGCGGGCACGGCCTATTCCGACGAAGATCGGATCGACGTCCTTGAAGACATGCTGGCCGCCTCGGGCGCACGGCGCGCAAGGAAGGCCGGGCGGCTGTCCTGCGTCTCGCTGGCGGCGCCGCTGGCCAGCAGCCTGACGGTGACGAACCGCGACACCGCCGGCGGGCCGAACATCGCCCTGGCGGCGTCGGTTCTGGACCGCGTCAACACTGGGATCCCGGAGTTCCTGTCTGCCGCACACCGCTGGGAGATCGTCGGCGCGTCGCCCGTGAGCGAGTCCGCGTGGGTGACCGCCGACGGCGGGCGCAGCACTGACACCTTCACCTATCGCTTCTGCCCGGACAAGGATCAGGCGGCGCAGCTGTGCTGGCTGGACATGGCCCGCGACCGCGCCGGCGTCACCGTCGAGGGCCCCTTCCGGACGTGGATGCTGGAGCTGGAGCCCGGCGCGGCCTTCGATTGGGACGAGCCGGAGTTTCTGCTGACGGACGTCAAGTGCCGGGTCTGGAAGCGGACCTATTCGCCCGCGACCACGCTGGTGTCGATCGAGTCCCGGCAGGACCTGTCGGACGCCGACTATGCGACCGGCCTGAGCCAGACTGCGACCGTGCCGACGCCGGGCGATCCGGTGACGCCGCCCGGAGACTACGTCGAGCCCGTCGGGGCCTTCACCGCCACCTTGGACGGTGCGGACGTTGATCTGGTGTGGGTCAATCCCACGGTGAACTTCTACCGGACCTTGATCTTCCGCGGCACGACGACGGTGTTCGCCGATGCGACCCAGATCGCTTCGCGCGGCGGCGGTGCGGGCACGGATCAGGACTACACCGACGTGGCCCCCGCGTCCGGCACCTACCACTACTGGCTCCAGTCTCGCGACTTCGAAGGCACGCTGGCCGAGCCCATCGGCCCTGAAACGGTCGTCGTTCCCTAACCCGCGCAGGACATCCTCATGATCATCCCAGCGACGCTGGACCTCGAGGTCCAGCGCAATGCCCCGTACCTGCTCACCCTGGCGTTCGAGGGCTACGACCTGTCCGAGGCGTCGATGGACATGCAGGTGCGCCTGCGGAAGGGCGCCGCGGACCCTGCGCTGATCACCCTGACGCGCGACACGCCCGGTGATCAGGGTCTGTCCGTCGTGGTCAGTGAGGTCGAGGGCGTCACCGTCTCGACCACCACCCTGCAGATCGACGAGGCGACGATCGACGCCATCCTGCCTGCGGCCAGCAACGGCTTGAAGGCGGGGTCGGACGTGGAGCTGGCCTACGACCTGATCATCACCGGCGGCGGGCTGGGGCGGGTGCGCTGGCTGGAAGGCAAGTTCTGGATCCGTGAAGGGGTGACCGTCTGATGGCCGACTATGTGATCAGGGTCGTGAGCCAGACCGTGTCGGTCGCGCCGGCCGGGTTCGACTTCTTCCAGCCGGAGTTCGCGCGGCTGGACGCCAAGGTGCGGCTGGACGACGAAAGCGTGGCGATCGGTCTGGAGGCGCTGAACGCCGAGGACCCCGGCCTGAACAACATCGCCATCGGCGATGAGGCGCTGGAGAACAACGAGGCGAACAACAACGTCGCGGTGGGCAAGGCAGCTGCCCGGGCGAATCTGGGCGGGACCGAGAACGTCACGGTCGGCACCGGCGCGTCGGTCAGCCGGCTCGGTGGCGAAAAGAACGTGGTCATCGGCGAGTCTGCGGACAGCGGGCACTCGGGCTCCGGGGATCGCATCGTCGTCATCGGGCAGGGTTCTGCGCCGACCGGCACCGGCGACGACTACGTGGCGGTCGGGCAGGGCTCGCTGGCGAACCTGACCACGGGCGTCGAGAACACCGCCGTCGGCGGCACTTCGGGGACGGGCGTCGTCGATGGTGATGGCAACGTGGCGGTCGGTTTCCAGTCCGGGGTCCAGGTTGGCTCCGGCGGCATCGACGACACCGTCGCGATCGGTCGGGGCGTGCAGACGACGCGCGCCGCCGAGGTCAAGATCGGTGTAGCCACCATGGATCGTTTCACCGCCGGTCCGACCGTCCTGCTTCGGCGCCGCTATCCCGGCTTCGCCGACGCGGACAGCATCTTCTTCGGCGGGGCAGGCAACGACACCTCGACCGGCCCGGCGAACCTGGGCATCGGCGGCGGCGCGATGGCCGGCGTCGGTTCGGGCGCGCACGCTCTCGGGATCGGGCTCTATGCCCTGCAAAACATGACCGACGCCACCGGCAGCGTGGTCGCCATCGGCTCTTACGCCTGCCGCCAGTTCGGCAGCACGGGGTCCGCGATCGACACGGTGGCCATCGGTTTCAACGCCCTTGCCGCGGCGACCGAGGGCGTCGGTGGGGTGCTGATCGGCCACTTCGCCGGAGAAAACCTGCTGGAGGCCGGCGCCAACACGGGCATCGGCGACAGCGCCCTCCGCGAGACCACCACGGGCGAGCTGAACGTCGCGGTCGGCTACACGACCATGGACAAGAACGAGACCGGCAGCCGCAACGTGGCGGTGGGCGTGGTCGCGAACTTCACCCGCACGGACGGCGAGGGCAACGCCTTCTTCGGTCACGGCGCGGGCCGTTACGGGGCCTCGGGCGGCGACTACATGGTTGGCGTGGGCTTCGAAGCTCTGGCCTATGCGACGGGCGACAACAACGTGGCCGTGGGTTACCGGGCCGGTTTCAGCATCACGACCGCCGCCGACAACACCTTCATCGGTCCCGACGCCGGGAACAACGGCTCGCAGAAGGTCGACGTCGTCAACTCGATCGCGCTGGGCCATGACGCTTTCACGACCAAGGACAACCAGCAGGTTCTCGGCGGACCAAACATCACCGAGACGCTGATCCAGGGCAAGGTCGGGATCGGCGTCAACACCGCCCCCACGGCCAACCTCCAGACGCGTGGAACCTCCAACACCGAGATCCCGCTGTTCGAGCGGGACTATGCCGGATCGCCCTCCGACAACGCCCTTGCGGCGTTCAACGTCCGGTCGCGCCGCACCGGCACGATGGGCGACGGGTTCGGCTCGGGCATCCGCTTCCTCGGCATTGACGACGCGGCGACGGAACGCCCCCTGGGGCTGTTCACCGCCGTTCGGCGCGGGGCCGACAACATCGGCGAGATCCTGGTCCGCCCGCAGAACGGCTCCAGCTTCGCTCAAGGCCTCGCGGTGCGCGGTGAGATGGCCTCGCTGATGCGGCAGACGGCGCCCGTCTCGGGCGGGGATGCCAACTCGGCCTTCACGCTGACGTCCAGCCTGATCGGCGTCTACGCCGGAACCGGCGCGCCGACGATCGCGGCGGCCAAGGGCTCGCTGTACATGCGCGCCGACGGCTCGACGACGAACGACCGGATGTATGTGAACACGGACGGCGGCACGACGTGGACCCATCTGGTGACGGGGGCCTGACGTGGCCCCACCGTCCGACGAGATCATGACCGCGGTGACGAAGCCGGAAGCCGTGAGCATGGCGGAGATCCACGCGATCCGGCAGATGACCGATGCTGTGGGGACGCTGACCCGTCAGGTCGAGCGAATGAACAGCAAGGTCGACGACGTCCGGGAGCGGGTCATTCGTCTCGAGGCTCGCGAGTACGAGCGCCAGATCGACGACTTATCGGCTCGACTGACCGCCGCGCTGGTCCGGATCGACGGGCTGGAATCGACCCGCGACAAGCAGACCGGTGCCGCGGGCCTGGCGGCCTGGCTGACCAAGAACGCGCCGTGGCTGGTCGCGATCTTCATGGCGGGGCTCGCCGCTTTCGGCTGGAAAGAAGGAAGCCCTGGCCAATGATCGACCTCCCGCAACGCAACTACGAAACCCTCGACGCCATCGCGGTCATCGCCTCTCTGGTCATCGTCGCCGGGATCATCTTCGGCCTCTTCGTTCAGCCACTGGACCCGGCCGTCGCGCCCATCGTCTCGTCTCTGGCGACCGCGATCCTGGGGGTGCCGATCTCCTATGGCGCGTTCCGATGGGGCAACACCGTGGGGGCGAAGGCTGCGACGGAAGCTGCCGCCAAGGTCAGTGAGAAGTCGGCGGCCGCCCTTGCTCAGATCGCCGGCGCTGGTCCTCCCCCGCCTGCTGAGCCGTTGGCGGGCGACACTGCGGACTGAACCCCGCCCATCCTCGAAAATCAGGAGACCACCATGCCCGACGCTTCCGGCGCAGCGCCGCCCCAATCTGTCGACGGCATCCCCCGCCGCATCCGCATTGACCATTTCACCCCCGCCGAGGCGGCCATCTACGCCGCCATGCAGGAAGTCGAGAAGGCCGGGGGTAGTCCCGCGCTGACGGAAGCGACGAACCTGCTGGCCAAGGCCCGCGAACGGGTCGCTGACCATGTGGAGGGCATCGCGTGATGCTGGACGCTCGAAAGCTCCAGGCGAACCTTCGCGTGCCTGTCGACGGCGAGATCGGGCGGGGCACGCTCGCCGCATTGTTCTCCGCGTTCGGCGCGAAGTCGGGCCTCGCCGCTGAACTGGCCCTCGCGGCGAACGTCCACTTCCGGACCTACGGCATTCTCGACACCGGCCTGCGCCTCGCGCACTTCATGGGCCAGTGCGCCCACGAAAGCGGCGGCTTCCGCTACATGGAAGAGATCGCCAGCGGACAGGCCTACGAGGGCCGTGCCGACCTCGGCAACACTCAGCCCGGCGACGGCCGCAGGTACAAGGGCCGCGGCCCCATCCAGCTCACCGGTCGCGCCAACTACCGGGCGTTCGGGCGGGAGGTCGGGATCGACTTCGAGGCACACCCCGAGATCGTGGCCTATCCCTCGATCGGCCTGCTGGCCGCGGTCCGCTACTGGAACAACCGGGGTCTGAACGCGCTCGCCGACGCCGACGACCTGATGGGCATCACCCGCAAGATCAACGGCGGGACGAACGGGCTCGATGACCGCAAGGTCCAGACGGCAAAGGCGAAGGGGCTGATCCTGTGATCCCGCGCCCCTCCATCCGCACCTACGCCATGATCGCAGCTGCGGTCCTCGTCCTGCTGACCGTAATGGCCGTCCTGATCGCCCTGGACGCCCGCAAGGACGCAGCCCGGGCCAAGGCGGGGCAAACCCTCGCCGACGGCCGCACAGCCGCTGCGCAGGACGCCTCTCAGGTCCGCGACGACAACGACGCGGCGAATCAATCCACCCGCAACGAGGTCAAGGAGGCCACCGATGCTGTCCGCAACGAGACTGACCCTGCTGAGCGCGACCGCCTTGCTCGCGAGCGGCTGTGCCGGCTCAGTCCAGGTGCTTGCCCCGGCTGAGGGTTGTTCGACCCTGATCGCCGGTCGCTGGGCTGAGCCTGTCCCTTCGGCCGTGCTGGACAACAGCGGCGACCCGGCGCTGGACTGGCAGGTGTTCGGCATCTCCCAGACGGGCCAGCTGAACATCGCCAACCGCGACAAGGCGGACGCGATCGAGACGATCCGTCGGTGCGAGGCCCGCGACGCCGCCGCGATCAGACAGACGCGGCCGTGGTTCACCCGCCTCTGGCCGGGCTAGGGAGCGCAACATGGCTACCGAAACGATCTGACGCCCCTCGCGCGGCGTGACGAAGCCCCTGCCCTTCGGGGTGGGGGCTTTTCGTGCGTCTGGGGTTCGGCCCGGTCAGTTCGCCTTCTGGGCCATCAAGGCCAGCTCGCCGCGCTCCACGAGGGCCTGTCCGATCTCGATGGCGGCGCGTGGTGACAGCACGAACTGGGTGGTTTCGCCCTCCAGCGCCGCCAGCTGCTCCGCCGTGCAGGCCCCCTCGAGCTCCAGCGCCACGGCCCCATCCAGAACGCCGATGGTGTAGCCTACGACGGGTCTCATTCCGGCTGGTCCTTTTTCACGCCGCGCCCCACGATCCGCAGGGCGCCGTCCGGCAGCGGTCTCTGCAGTCCGGCGGCGTCCGACCAGTCAGCGCGCAGCCAGACCTCGCGTTCCTCTTCGGTCGTCAGGATCACCGGCATGGCCTTGGGATGAACGGCCCCGACCTCGGCGTTCGGTTCGGTCGTGAGGAAGGCAAAGACCTCCAGCTCCTCCCAGCCCTTCGAGATTTTCCGGACGCTGGCCCAGGGCGTCCAGATCCCGGCGAAGCAGGCCAGAGGCCGGTCCTCGGCCAAGGCAAACCAGACGTCGCCGCCATGGTCGCGGTTGAACTCGCTGAAGGCAGTGAAGGGGACGAGGCAGCGGTTCTCCGGCCCCAGCCAGCGCTTCCAGTGGGTACTGGCCGTGTTCCGAACGTTCGTCGTGCCGGCGTCAGGCTCCATCTTGAGCAACTCGGCGAAGTCGACGTCCTTGCCCTTGGCGCGCAGCTTGTCGGCGCGGCGCGTGGCGGCGTCCAGCAAGGCCTTCTTCGACGACGGCATCCCCCAGCGGGTGAGGACCAGCTCGCGTTGACCGTCTGCCGCCGTCCGGACGATCGGTGCCGGGTAGTCGGGGAAGATGCCGGGCAGCGCCGGCAGGTTGCCCGTCAGGTCGCGGTCGACGCGGAACAGTCGCCGGATGGCGTCCTGGTTCTTCGTCATGCTGTAGAGGTTGCACATCACTGGACCTTGCGCGTGGCAATGAAGCCTGTCGAGGCGGCGGGTCCCTAGCGCCTCTGCTTGGCCTGCTCGCGCAGCGCGATGGCGTCGCGGACCATGTTCGTCATGGATAGTGGAATCGCGCTGCCACCCCGGTTCGACTGGGCCAACAGGGCGACCCGGCCTTCGCATCGGCGGTCATAGGTGCCGTGGACCCAGACCTTGCACCTCGGCCGCGCGCCCCAGAGGACGAAGTCGTCGCCGCGGATGGCGGCGACCGCGGCAAGGTCGACGTGGATGCGCGTCCGGCAGGACCGACAATCGGCCGTCACGATCCAGCGCAGCGTCCGCATCTCGCCGACCGTCACCGCGAGGAACGGCGACGGGGGAGGGCTGACCAGATCCGGCTTCCGCGCGCCCATGCCGGCGCGAGTCAGTGCGTGGTGGCGACGTCGATCGACAGGCCGAGGCGCTGGAGGTCGTTCACCGCATTCAGCCTGGCGATGAAGCCGGGGTGCGCAGCCTCAATCTCGCGAACGACGGCGCCTAGGCCGGCCCGGGCATCGGAGCCTGGCCGGGCAAGGAGCGCCTCAGCAAGCTCCATCATCTGCGCGGCCACGGCCCGGTCGTCAGTGGTGTCGGTCAT